ATCTGAGATGTGTCCTTGTAATAATGCGTAGACCATTGGATTCATTTGTACCATTCTGCTTCTAATAAATATTCCATGTGCAGCAACATGTGCATTATGATCTTGATCTGGAAAAACTTTTAACAATTCCATACGAAGAGCCTTAGAATTTTCTGTTGCTGGGTCTTCTGGTACGGGTTCTTTTTCAGGAAGTAAGATATTATCAATTTGTCTAGTGCCTAATGCTTCATAAACTCGTCTGTAAGCCTCTCTTAAGTTGTGAAGTTGTGGAGCAGAGGCTGCAATTTTTAAATTTTCATTTGCAAGGGTCACTCTTTGTGACATTGAGAAAATATTTGGGTCTGCAACTGGAACTACATCTACTCTGTCATCAAAATCTTGTATTTTTACCATTCGATCTGCACCATAAACTGCATACGGGTACACTGGTGGTAAGTAATCTGCAAAAACTTTTGCTAAAATTCTAAATTCTTGTTTCATTGCGTAGTAACAACGCTTGTGAATAGCACTCATAACCCTCGAACCACGTTCTAATAATGCAATTGTAGTTCCAACAGCTGCTTGTTGGTTACCATCACCTACTTGCATGTCTGCAATTGATGCAAAACGTTGTCCAGCTTGTACAACAAAGCCTAAAAGTTGAAATAAAGTTGGACTTGGCTCTTTGAAAGGTAAAATTTGAAACTGATCTCTGATATTTCCACCTGGTGCATCAACATCTCTAAACTCACCTGGTTGAAAAGGTTGGTTATCATCACGAATTCTTATACCTCGTGACTTAAATCCTGCAGGTAAGTTAGCTAATGTACCTGCGTCTAGTAATTGTCTTAGTGAAGATGTAGCAGATCGTGATAATCCACCAATCATATGTATTAATCCAAAGCCATAAAAGCCTAAACCTGGTAAAAATTTAAAATGAACGAAGTATTCTTTACGTCTCATCAACTCATCTTCTGGATCGTAGTTTCTATAGATAGATAAAATCTCTTGTGAGCCTTCATCTATTGAAACAATGTATGGAACTCTAATATCTTTCTTATCTTTTTTACCTGTATTTTCAAATTCTTCTAAATCTAAATCAACATGCATCTCTAAAATATTAAATTGATTTTCAATTTCTCCTGATGGTTTAACACCCTCAATCTCAGATAGTTTTTGTTGAATAGCAGTTTGTTCTGCTTGTTTAGCAATTAACTCTACGTCTCTATAAAATCCAGACTTTTGTTTTTTAATAACATCATTTTCTGACATTCTAATAACATGTGTAATACGCTCACAATCTTTTAAATCTGTTGCATAGTAAGGAACAATTAAATCATCTGCAGGTACAAATTTAGATACCGCTCTTTGCATGATTTCATCATAGTAAACTTTTTTAAACGAAGATCCTGATAAAGGTAAATAAAATAATAATTGATCAAAGTCTGGAGTGTACTCTTCCATTTCTTCCATCAACATGTAATTCATAAAATCTTTAACACGTTCTGCTTGTTGTAAAATTTCTGGTGTTTCTAATCCTACAACTTGTGTTCTTACAGGACCTTCAGATGGTAATAATTCTTTATAGGCTTGTGCTTGAAATTGTGTAACTGACTCTGCAAGTAAAGGATGTGTAACACCCGTTGCTCCTTGAAAGGGTCTAGTTTGATCTCTGTATTTAAATCCTAAAAGATCTAATCCTTGAACATAGGTTTGTTCCCAATCTGCTCTTGAGACTCTATCTTTTTTATAATCAGAAATTAATTGTGACGACAAACGAGCTAAAGATCTTTCATCCATATCCTCAGCTAAATTTTTATAAAAGTCTAACTCATCAGAAACAGCTTCTGCTGCTTCCTCTACAACACCTTCTTCAGGTGGTAACTCTATATCAATTTCGTTTTCAACAACTTCCTCTTGTGGGAGTTCATTGTTTTTGTCGACTTCAGCCATTAAAAAAGTTTAGTCGGTTTACTTCTTGCTAATTTGTTTCCTCTTGCTATTACAGATCCACCTTTAGATCTATTTAATCTTGCAGCTAGTTTTGCTTTAGGACTACCTGGATCTATTTCTCTTGTTCCTGTTCCAAAAATTCTAGCTCTTCTAGCTTCTTCTGAAGCTTTAAAACCTTCTAATGAACCGGGTTCTCCATAAATACCTGTCTTAGGATTTAAAGTTGTTGGACTACTTGTTTTACTTGCATTCGCGAATGCTGCTCTTGAAGCATCTTCTTGTGCTGCTTGATTAGACATTCTTTGTGCGTCTGATATTCTTGCATTTTTTTTTGCAAATGCTGCTCTTGAAGCATCTTCTTGATCAGCTTGATTTTGCATTCTTAAGCTATCCGCTTCTGATGTTTCAGTTTTACCCATCTTAGTCAAAGCATATGCAGCGCCTAAACCTGCTGCAACCTTTGCTAAATTTCTTAACGATTTTTTCATGATACTATCTCCTTGTTGTTATAACAGGATTATTTTAACATGCAATGGTAAAAAGGACTATATCTTATAGTAAATTGCTTATGTAACCTATATTATAGTAAATCTTTTATGTAATCTTTGCCTTTACCAATTTCTACAGCGCCACCTTTTTCAAATTTCATTGTTGCTTTTGCACCTACTCTAAAAGTTCCTTGTGATTTTTTTGTTTCCCCATAACCTGAATATTCAGATTTTGATCTTCCTTTTTCTCCATATAGAAGAACATCTGTTGAATCATTAACATTAAAATTTTTATCATAAGATATTTTATCTTCTCTTTGTTTAAGTTCCGGTGTACCGGGTCCTTGATAAATTTTTGATTCAGTTCTACCTATACCAATGTTTCCAGCTTTAGTGTGTGCAGTTATTTTTGCTTTATCTCTTTCTATTCTTGCTTGTGAACCTTCGGCTCCTTCTGCTGATCTTTCAATTTCAGGTGTAACGCCTTGTAAGAAAGGTCCTTGTGCATCACCACCACCAGACATTTTTTTTGGTTTAGTCATTTTAGCTTCTGATAGAGCAATAGCAATTGCTTGTTTAGGATTTTTTACAACGGGTCCTTTTTTTCCTGAATGTAATTTACCTGCTTTAAATTCTCTCATAACTTTACCAACTTTCTTTTTATCAGCCATTATAATAAATCCTTGATGTAATCTTTTCCTTTACCAACTACAACTTCTCCTCCTTGATTTCTATTCATCATCATAGATGTATCTGGATCTACGATTGGTGATTCAAAACTTGTTTTACCACTTGCTGTACCATAATAAGTTTCAGGTGTTATAGGAGGTTTACTAGGCTGATCATAAAAACCTGGTTTTAATTCATTACGTTCTGTATATGAATCTTTTTTTTGTTTTGCTTTTTTCTTATCAGCCATTACAGTAAATCTTTTATATAATCTTTTCCTTTACCAAATACGACTTCACCGCCGTCTGCGTAGTCTGGCATAACATCTTTTAATCTTTCTCTTTCAGCATCGGTAACTGAAGCTCCTGAAATATTTTTCATTGCATCTGCCGACATTGCTTCTGCTGCCGATCCAGTAACCGCAGATCTTGATATTCCTTTTTTTAATCTATCTGCTTCTTTTTGTGTTACTGCAGCTCCTGATCTTTCTTTCATAAATTTATTCAAACCACCTTTTGCTTTTTTATTTTCTTCAAGTTGTTTTCCTAGCTCTTCTGCTTTTTTTAAACCTATATATACTCCACCTGGCTCTTTTTTATCTTTCGGCATATTTATCTCCTATGTTAGTTTCGCGGGGCGTGTTCCTTTGATCTCGGCTCTACCGCCACGGACCATGCCACCCATTTGTTTTGCTGTTACTTGTTTTGTTTGTTCTGCACCTGTTGTTTTGTCTTTTGAATCTGCTTTCTTGTCATAATATTTACCAACAAGTTGACCAGCTAATCCTAAATTTTTTGTAAGACTTCTTGCACCTTCTGAACTTTTTAAAAGTTTATCAGCACCGATTCCTATTAGACCACCTAGATTTTTTTTATGTTTTTCACCTTTCATATTTTTACCACTTGGCATCATATGAGTTTTTTTATCTGTGTGCTTAGTCATAAATTTAATAATATTTATAATCTTTTGTAGGTCTATCTAACGAATCTTTATAGTCTGAACTTGTTTCAATAAAGCTACCTTGTCGGTATCTTAACACAGCTTGTGTAGTGCTATCAACATAGTCATCATATTCTCCATGAGGAAAGGAGGCACATTCTTCTATAACCTCTTCTGCATAATGTTCTCCCTCTGGATACCAGATGGTACCAGATTCAAATATAGGTGCACACGCATTAACTCTAGTGTATTTATCTTTTCCTCTAGACGGTGTGAATGGAATAACAGGAATACCCATACGTCTAAACTCGTGGGTCAAAGGCTCACCAGAAGCTTTCGCTTCAATAATAACAGTTTCAGGTTCCCAATATTTATACTGATCTAATGCAACTGCTTTGAGTTCAGGAAAATCATATTTACCTTTCATAGCATCTAATAGAATCATATTTGCGGGTCCTCCTTCTAAAGGATAGAACACACCCCAAGTAGTAATAGCAGAATAATCGGCAGTTTCTTTTTTACTAAATGCAGTATCATAACTTTGTATTACATGCATAAGATTAGGGATGGTATCTTTTTTCCAAACCTTCCACCATTCTCGTTTGATAATTGCACCCTCTTCTGAGGTTGGGTCCTGCATATATTGCGAAGACCAGTTACGAACTGGAATGGTTGCTTTAACTCTTTCTAATTCTTCAAGTGTCCAATACTCTGGCCAAACAGGTTGACCTGATTTAAGTATTGCAGGAAATGATACTACTTTCCATTTGTCTGCTTTTGTTTCTTTTTGTCCTTTGATTAACATCCCTGTTAAATCGTTCTCGGCCCATCTTGTCATAACTAATACAATGGACCCTCCTGGTTGCAAACGTTGTCTGGGTCCTGAAGAATACCACTCATGGGTCCTCTCCATTGCATTCTTAGATAATGAATCTTGTTCTGTGTGTGGATCATCTATAATTAATAAATCCGCACCACGACCAGTGATGGCTCCACCAACACCGGCAGCAAAGTATTCTCCGCCTTGATTAGTTTCCCATCTACCTTTTGCTTTAGAGTCTTCTCGTAATCTTACATCTCCAAAGATTTGTTTATATTCTTTTGAATCTATTAAGTTTCTTATCTTTGCACCGAACCTAGCTGATAACTCAGCATTGTGTGTAACTTGCATTAATTTTAATTTGGGGAACTTCCCTATCATCCAAGCAGGAAAGAAAACAGAAGCAAATTCTGACTTAGTATGACGAGGTGGCATATTTACTATGAGCCTCCCTTTTTTCTGGCTAGCAATCTTAGTAAACTCTAATGCCATTATTTGATGGTGCCCAAACTTATCCGGGTCCTTTTCTTTACGCATTATAATATCAGGCCAAACCTCCTGAACAAAATATAAAAAATTATCCTGGCACAACTTTATGTGTTTGATCCATTTCTTTTCTACCTCATCTCGAAGCTTATCAAGAGTTAATAGCTCTTTTTCTATGGGTCCCTCTAAAATATCCATCGTAATTCTTACCCTACTACGTTTATGAATCCTGCTCAAGCACATCTCTGTAAAAAAAAATATATCGGTAATTGTGGCGAAAATAAGGCAAATATATAAAAGCATAAGGTCAACCATTAAAAGAGCCTTGTGGCCTGAGCCGTGCCTCTACCCTCACGGCACAAGGTGAAATGGGTGGTGATAATGGAGAGTTATCGGAACTTACCGGCGATTACTGCGAACTATTCCTGCCATGTGTTCGAGTGCCTGACACAAACCTAGTTCTGTGTCTGGGTGCGTGGCGATTTCCGTCAGGCCTGACGGCTCAACCCTATAAGTTTTGACCACTCTCTGCGTGGGTAGTCTGACTAAGTTAAAACAATGCCCACCATGTTTGTTGAGTACTGTTTGCCATGCTATCTGATACTTACTCAATCCAATATTTAATGTTGGTTTCTTAGCTTTATTTAACTTTAATTCTAGCCAGTAAGATTGACCTTTTATTATAATAAATAGGTCTGCAACACCTCTACTTGTTGAGGTTTCTATTGCTTGAAAATAGTAGTCTTTATTAGTTTTTTTTAAGTCTTTTATTCTCTGTGAAAATATATTCTCTGGTTTTTTAGACATAACAAATCAATCTAATTTAATTAAGGTAAGTATCTGTACAACTCTGGATTGTATTTTATATTAACAAATTAAACAACTGATTATATTAACTTTTATTTTGTCAATTATGGCAAAATTGTGTCCGTTAAATATTTACTTATAAATACCCATAAATTAAGGTATTTTTATAAACAAAATAAAGGACTAAAAATGGACACACAAACAATAAAAAAAGCGATTGAAAGCAAAAAAGCATATAATCACCTTGTAAATTGGGCATTAAATAAAAATTGCTCAATTTCTGTTTTTGTAGAGGGTGAGCCAGAGATTGAAAAATCAAAAGACTTTCAAAAAATCAAAGAATACATTGAATGTGCAGACCAGACAGAGATAATTATTTATGATGAAAATAATAAAAGAATGGGTTGGGCTTTAATTATTTATTATAATGATGACCAAGAAACAGTTTGCGATTTTTCTGCAAATAAATTTATGGAAGAGTGGGAAATAGAACAAGGTAAGTTTTACGAAGAATTAGAGAAAGTAGCTTAAATTTAATTAACTTATAACCCTATATTTTAGGGTTATAGGATAGTTAAAAGACTATCACTAAACAAACAACAAAGGACGGAAACATGACTAAATATGTAATGACAAATGATAAAGATGCAGAAAGATATATTGTAGACTGTAAAGATAGCACAGAGGCAAGACATTGGACAATAAACCATGTTGATTTATCAAAAGAGTGGAACATTAAAAAAGATAATTTTTCTGTAAAAAATAAAATTGATGTTTCTTACAGAGATATACAAAATGTTGATAATCAATGGTTGGCTATGTCTTATATTTTAGACTGCTTGACTGACAATCAATTAAAAATTGCTCAAAAATTAATCAATGAAATAAAAAAGAAAGAAAGAAATTAAATTTAACAAAGGACAATAAAATGATGTGGATTTTTGTAAGTTCAATAGCTTTTATAATAGTATTATTTGGCTTTTGCATTGTAAAAATGATTAATGAATAATTAACTCAATGCTCTTTTTAGAGCATTGGGATAGTTATTAAACTATCACTAAACAAACAACAAAGGACTAATAAAATGACTAAAGAGCAAAAAGAAATAGTAAAGACAATAGATAGAGCATACTCAAAATTGCATGTTCTAAATAATATTAAATGGACAGCATTTAGAGATGATTTGTTTAATATGAATAAGCAAGACGAAATAAGGCACAGAAAAAGCATGGACAGAGATTATTCAAAAGTTGCGTCTATTTCAAATTGTGCAAAACTTTTCGTTGTGCATAACATAGCCGAAAGTATTTTAAATAAATATAAATATACTATTAAAGATTTATTAATAATTAGAAAGTCTTGCCTATATTCTCAATCGCTTGTTGAAAATTATAGAAAAGAAATTGAAAAGGCATGGATAGATGAAGATATAAAAGCCCTTGCTGATTTAGACTATATTTCTTTAATTAATTGGGAGTTGTACCAAGAAACACTAAATAACAGAAAGGTTGCCTAATGACTAAAAAAGAAAATAAATATTTTGTTTTCGATATACCTGCAACAATGAGATATAAAATATACGCACAGAATGAAACAGAGGCAAGAGAAATACTTATAGAACAAGCAGGGTATTCATTAAAGGGTGAGCCTATCTTCATTGATGAAGATTTTAAGGACGCAGAACTAATAAACAGTTAATAAATGAAAGGACAGTAGAATAAAAATGATAAAAGAAAAATTAGACGATAATAGTTGTAATGAGTGTAATGAAAATTGTTCAACATTAAAGTTAAAATATAGTGATACAGTCTATTGGCTTTGTGATGATTGCTATGTTGAACATTTAAAAGAAAGTGATTTGGGGGTTTTAAAATGTTAGTAAAGGACTTAATAAAAAAGTTAAGACAATATCCAAAAGATACCTGCATTAGAATTGAAATAAAAGACCAAACAACAGAGGAAAACTTTTGGTTAAGTGAAATAGAATATAATCATGGCTCTGGTTATGAATTGCACCCAGAAATAGTTTTAAGGGGGGATTTATAAAATGAAACAATTTAAAAGTAAAAAAGATTGGATTAAGTATTGCGAAAAAAATTTCGTATATCAACACCCAGATTATAAGGATTGCCCAAAAGGCATAATTTTTTATGGGCAAGTTGGAAACAACAACGATTGGTATGATTGGTTTAAATATGAGGGAAAGGGGAATATTAATTGGGATTTTTTTAATGTATGGGAAGAAAATGACTTACCAAAAAATATCAAACCTTTTAACAATTATTACATAGACAAACAGAAAGGGCAATAAAATGATTTATGACATATTAATTACAATTATTTTTATAATTTTATTGATGATTGTATTAAAAGAATTTATTAAGATTATTTGTTTTACTAAAACCGATAATTTTGATAAAAATTACAAGGCAACAAGAGTTGATGCTAATAAATACAGCATTGATAAATGGTTAAAATAAACAACAATAAAGGAAGATAAACAATGAGTAATAGACAAACAAAGACGGCCTATGAATTTACAAATTATAAGCCAATAAGTGTTCATAAAAAAGTGTATGATGAATTAACAGATTTATCAAATAACATTTATGATATTAAATTAAGCTATGCCAAAACGATTGAACATTTAATTAACTACTATAAAGACAATAAAAAAATAAAATGAAAAACAAAATACAAAGGGGGTTTCTACCAATTTACTCAAAAGATATAAAAAGATTAATTGGTTATTGTGATACATGGGGTTATGGTAATAAAGATACTTGTAAATATGTTGCCGAGCAAATGATGGAAATTTTGGCTTATGACTACAAAATAAATATCAATCCAATAGGTATTAAAAATCCTTTATGGTCGCAATTAATTTCATTAACGCATGATATAAATTCTGGGGGAAGATTTTATAATATTAAATCTTCTTAATTTCTATAATAACTGAATTTGGAATTATGGTTGTGTTGGCAATTTCATCAATTTGCCCCGTTTTTTCATCTTTTAAGGCATAGTCGCCAAATACTCTGGTTGTACCTTTAGATTGCGTTAATAAATGGCCTTTAGTAGTACAAATTGGTAGCTTTGTTATTAATAAATCGTCTATTGATTGCCACGAACTATTACTTGTGATGTCATACCATTTAATCTCTACTAATGGATATTTTTCTATTTCTTTTTTGGCTTTTTTATTTATTGTTAATTTTCTTTTTATCATAAGTTTTTATTTGTACTGTTCCAACACTTGAATTAATATGATTGTTATGTACTTTATTAAATTGATTAATAAAGGTTTTCCAATCACTATTTTTCAATAATAGTTTCTGCTGTGATGTCGATGATTTGTTTATTTTCATTTATGTTTTTTTCTAATTCCGACAATCTTTTTTCTAGCTGTTCTCTATTCATACCCTCTAAACCAATATGATTAATTTCTTTTTTATCAATAAAAAATCCTGCCATTTGCCCTGCTCTAAATTCTGCGTTAATTGCAGAGGCCAACTGATTTTTTTCTTCTGCTTTATTTCTTATTCTTTCAAAAACTTTATATGATTTTAATTTATCTTTTTCATATTTGTTTAACTCTTGTGATAATCTTTTTTCTAAATATCTGCAAACATGAGGATTTAATTCTGGGTTTGTAAGTCTTGATGCAATCTCAAAAGGTTTTTTGTCTGGGTTTTTGGTTGTGTATCCGGCTTGAATACAAGCATCGGCCTTTGACATACTGCCCCAATTTGCAACAAGAATATCAACAAAGTTTCTTTGCTTTGGTGTTAGTTCACTAGATAATTTTACAGAGTTTTTTCTTTTGGTCATAAATTCTTAACCAGATAATAATATAGATACGATGTTTAAGCTACATACGCAAAAATTGGCATATTTATTAGGTTTTTCTAAAAAAGTATTTAAAATCAATGGTTTAACAAGGTGGAAAAATTTATTTCAATTTTACGCCATTTTTTAAGGCAAACAGTCAAATAACCCTTATGTATGTGGGGGTAAATGAAAAAAGTGTTTAAAAACAATGACTTACAAATCTGCACTGAAAATGGGAAAAAATAACTCAATACTTATGCCGACTTTCCCAGATTGCACCCTATACCTCTCTATATACAGAATTTTTTTTAAAAAGTTGCGCAAAGATTTGCGAAAAACGCTGAAAGTAGGAATATGTATATATACCAAAGGAAATTCGTTCCCAGTCGCATGGGATAATCCCAACATTCTAGGAAAAATGGCTTATTTGGCTCGTGGTTTTTTTTCCCAGTCTGAAACCCCCACATTCAATTAGTTCATTTCACTTTTAGTACGCTATCCTGTCCTATTTACCATAAAAAACATATAAATCAATGACTTAACCCCTAAAAAACACCTATTTACCTCTAAATTATCCCATCGATTTTAGCATCTTTTAAAATAGCTATATAAATCAATGGTTTAAAGACCCGTGGCTCGTGGCTCGTGAAATATGACACATTACCCATTCAAGACGGGTACACTTTGGTTTTATCAAGCGACACGGCTCACGCAACCTCAACGAGTACAACCCAACCGAGTACAACTTATGATTGCACAACTTATGGTTGCACAACTTACACGAGTACAACTTTAAATTTAAAAAAATTATTTTTACATTTTTTACAAATACAACTATAAAGTGATTTACATAATATATTTTATATGAAAATGTAATATGCAAACTAACAAAGGAAAAAAATGAAAATACTAAAACAAAAAATAAAATTTTCAGATTTACCAAAAGAAGAACAAAAATCTGAAATTGAAAGCGAGGCTTTATCTTGGAAGGCTATTTATAAAGATGAAGAAGAATGGAAATTTTGCACCGACAGAGAATATAGAGAATATGCAAAAGATACATTAATAGCAGATGAACAAAACGAAGAAAGAAAATACTCATTAATAGAATTTAAGAATGGAATAAGAAAATGGGTATTTGATGTTGATGCTTATTACGAAATAGAAAACAATTAATTAACCCAATGCCCTCAACACAGGGCATTGAGATAGTTAATAATGACTATCATAACAAAGGAAAACGATGAAAAGAAAAGAAGAACAAAAGTTAGTTAAACTTTTAAAAAGTCTTTACGGGAAAGATTGGCTTTTTAATTGGCAAGGTCAAGACAATGGCTTTGAACTAACAGTACAAGTATGGAAGGGAAAAAAATGAAAAGTCCATTCCATATTTTAGATAGTGCAAAAAACTTTGGCGATGCAGTTAGCGAGAGCGCCAAACAAGAGCCGATTGAATATAACTATCGAGCAATAGACAAAGACGGCATACCAAGAGTTTTTGGATATGGCACAAATAGATTAGAGGCTAGATTACAATGTGAAATAGCTTT